CTACAGCTTCTCTAGGCATATGCTCTATAACTTCTGTAGACCAAGCTACGTCTATAGATTCATCCTCATGAGGTAATATTGGATCAACACTAACATCTTTTATTTCTAAAGTAGCGTTAAAGTTTTTAATCCATGTAGTGTCTTCAAGATCACATCCGTCTCCAGACCAATACCTTATTTCCTGAAAAGATGCAGGATCGATATCGTAACCCCAATAAGAAGCAACTACATCTGATTTTTTAACAACAAAAGACTTATATAATGTCCTTAGCACCCATACCTCTCCACACCCTATTTCTAAAGTATCTAAAGGTCTTCCTTTCCTTTTAGCATCATCTACTAAATATGATGCAATTTTTTCGTATCTAGACATATGAGCTATCTCATCCGGTCTAAAGTTAGCGAATACACCTGCATGAGAAATATTCATTCGAGTATTTTTACACTCGTTTGGGTTTTGCTCAGCAGTCAATTTTTTTCTTATACTTGGCATAAGTTTCTCCTTTCTAGTTATAGGTTAAAATTATATTATACAAAAAAGCTCTTTACAAATCAAAATATTTTCTTGTTGTTGGTTCGATTAAATATAATCGCTTTTTTGCCCTTGTTATACCAACGTAAAACACTCTGGTTTCATCGTCAGGATCACGTTGATAATTATTAAAAACTTTATGTGTTATGTCTGTGAACAATATAACGTTGTCAGCTTCTGCTCCTTTTGCAGCATGGATAGTAGATATACGTATACGAGGTTGTTTTAAAACTTTTTCCCCTCTTCTCAACATAGCTTGTAAATAACTTCTTTCTGTTATAGAAATCATATCTAAACACTCAAACCATCTACCATGTGGTAAAACACCAACTATATTTTCTACATAAGTTCTATCTACTTTTTCATCTCCTTCGAACATTTTTAATTGTGTTTTAGCTACCTTTTTTATATACCTTAAAAATGTACCACAATCTTGTTTACTTAATTTTTCGTCTTTATTAAATTTTTCCCAGTTTCTTACACCCTCTAACTTTATGGCTGTAATACTTGGATTACCTTTAACTTCAAAAAACCATCCTTCATGCTTACAGTGATCTATAATATTATTTAATAAATAATTAGTTCTTGCTAAAACTAGCCAAGTTCCTTCGCTCATGTCTATATGTTCAAAGCCTCTTTCCCAACTAACTAGTCCTTGCTCCTCTTTAGGTTTCCAAGATTTAGCAACTCTTTTAGATAATCTTCCTACTGTGTCTCTAGCTAATTTGTGTATGGAGCTAGGTATCCTATAACTTTGATTTAAAACAGTAGCGTTTTTACAATTATTAATTAAATAATCTACGTCAGCCCCTGCCCATTTATATATAGCTTGGTCGTCATCACCTGCTATATAAATTTTATGACTGCCCTCTATAATCTTATTAACTACAGACCATTGCAATGGGCTTAAATCCTGAGCTTCATCTATAAATAAAGCGTCTAACTTAGGTGCATAACCTCTTTGTAAAAAGAAAGTAAGCATATCTGTATAATCGTATAATCTTCTAACCTTTTTATAAGCTTCATATCCTCTACTAAATCTATCTAAAGCATACCAATTTACTGCGTCTTCTACCTCATGCCATACATCTTCTAAAGATTCTTTCTTCATTCTAGCTAAATTATCTATAAACATTAATCTATCGTCTTTAGACATACTGTATATAGTTCCATCCTCTGTGTTTTGAGAGCCTGTAAGTTTTATATTTAATTTATCGTTTAATTCAATTAAATGTGTTCTCTCAAAAACATCCTCTTTATTTAGACCTAATTGATGAAAACTTAAAGAATGTAATGTTTTAAAATAAGGTAAATCTTTTTTAGACAATGAAAACTTATGCATTGCTCTTTCAATACCCTCGTTTACAGCTCTTTTAGTAAAAGTAAAAAAACCAATCTTATCTGGAGACACACCACTATCTAATTCGTTTTCTATTAATTGTAATAAAGTAGACGTTTTTCCTGTTCCCGGTGGTCCTAATATCACTTGAGTTTTTTCAGGCAACATATTTATATACCTGTCCTAAAAGTTAAATTAACTCTTGTATCTATTGGTGCTTCTACATCTAATATATTGTGTGTAGATTTAAGTTGGCTTTTACCATCAAATATAATTACATCACCATCTTCTAATAAAAAATATTTTGTGCAATCTAATTGTTTATACCTTACATCTATTTCAGAAGTATTAGTTTTATCTTTAATATTTTTTGCATATTGTCTCCAACCAAATACCCTAGGTGCACCGAATGAAACAGAAACTACTAAATCTTTTTCTGTAGGCACTGTGTCGGAATGGTACGGAATACCTTTTCCTTCCTCGCTATAAAAACCACATAAACAAAAATTAAATTCTACTTCCTTATTTAGTTCTTCTTTAATAAGTGTTTGTAGATTATCTTTTATATATTTCATTGGTTTTGTCCATGGGTCTGGTTTATAAACTTTACCTGCATAATTAAAGTTTTTATTTCCAAAAGCTCTAGTTGGTCTGCCTTTAACTAAATTACCTTTATACAATCTTATGT